CGACCACGCCCGTTCAGACGGTCGCTTCGGCTAATAGAAGCGTAAAACCTGGTCGCAAAACTGTAAGACTCACTTCTTCACAGGTAGCAATAGCTAAAAAATTAGGAGTGCCACTTGAAGAGTACGCAAAACAACTTAAACACACGAAGGAGGCGTAATGGAAAAAAACAATAAAACTTCTCGTGCGAACCAAACACGGTCAAAGTCTGAAAGACCAAAAGTGTGGGTTCCACCATCATCTCTAGATGCACCCCCTGCACCTGATGGATTCAGGTATAGATGGATTAGAGCAGAGAGTGTCGGTTTTCAGGACACTAAAAACATAACCGCTCGTATTAGAGAAGGTTATGAATTAGTAAGAGCTGAAGACATTGAAAACTCATCTGACTATCCAATTGTCGAAGATGGCAAATACAAGGGAGTGATTGGGGTTGGCGGCCTTTTGCTTGCAAAGGTACCTAATGAAATCGCGAAGCAACGTCAGGACTACATGGCTAGAAAACATGAAGACCGAAACGAAGCCATTAAAAACGATTTAATGAAGGAGCAAGATAAGAGAATGCCTATCGATGTCGAAAGGCAATCTCGTGTAAGCTTCGGTGGTACAAAGAAGAGTTAATTTTTTAACTATTCTCGGGATAACAACCAATTCCCTACTATCGATTTAAATTAACAACTATGGAAATAGGAGAAAACTATGGCAAATAGAAACACACAAGGCTTCGGTTTCTTACCTGCAGATTCTTTAACTGGTCAAGCGATCAAGAATCAGCACAAGTATAAAATCGATGCAGCCCATGGAACGTCTATCTATCAAGGTGGTTTTGTTATGTCTGAAGCAGGTGCTACGGGTTATATTGACTCAGTGGGAACGTCAACTACTGACGAATTATTAGGTGTATTGAATGGTATTTTTTACAATGCTACTACTACACTTAAACCTACTTGGGCGAATGCATATATTCAACCAATTACACCAGCAAATTCAGAAGATATAACTGCCTTTGTAATGGACAATCCTTTCCAGAGACTTGTTGCAGCAGCGGCTACGGCGTGGACTCAAGCATCGGTACTAGCTACTTTTGGTGTCACTTCCACTGGAAATGATACAACTGGTAGATCAACTGGTTCAGTTACTATAACATCCACTTCAGCAGACGCTAAATGCGTGCGTTTATATGGTTCAGCAGACGATTCAGAAAATGCCGATAATTCGGCTACTTTCTCATCTGTTGTTGTATCTATGAACACAAACAGGTTAGTACCATAATAGGAGTATATAGACATGGCAATATCACGTTCGCAACTAGTTAAAGAACTAGAGCCAGGCCTTAATGCACTTTTTGGTCTGGAATATAAACGTTATGAAAATCAGCATGCTGAAATTTATAACGAGGAATCAAGTGACAGAGCTTTTGAAGAAGAAGTAATGTTATCTGGTTTCGCTAATGCACAAGTGAAAGGTGAAGGTGCTGGAGTCGCATTTGATTCTGCACAGGAAACTTTCACAGCTCGTTACACTATGGAGACTGTAGCTTTAGCATTTGCAATCACAGAAGAAGCTATCGAAGATAACCTCTACGATAGATTAGCTTCTAGATATACAAAAGCTTTAGCAAGATCTATGAGTAATGCTAAACAAGTAAAAGCAGTAGAACCTTTAATTAATGGGTTGCCTCAAACGGCTACTTATAATTCAGGTGATGGTGTTGCACTTTTTAGTGTATCTCACCCAACGATAGCAGGTACTTTTCAAAATACCTTGACTACACAGGCAGATCTTAATGAAACTTCATTAGAACAAGCCCTAATAGATATCGCAGGGATGACTGATGAAAGAGGTCTTAGAGTTGCAGCAAGAGCGGTTAAAATGGTCGTTCCTTCGGAAAATCAGTTCAATGCTGACAGATTGATGAAATCTCAAGGTAGAACTGGAACAGCTGACAATGATATCAATGCAATCGTATCTATGGGTATGGTTCCTCAAGGTTATAGAGTGAACAATTACCTAACAGATACTGATTCTTGGTATTTGATGACAGATGTACCTAATGGAATGAAGTATTTTAACAGA